TATAATTGAAACTCAAATTAATCTTTTTTCTTTGAGCCTCTAGGTTTATAACTTATCTCGTTCATATTCTCTTGCAAGAAATCAACATAAGAATTACTCATACCTGTTGAATCACCATCTAATGTTTCAAAAGTATCAAACAAAACACCAGCCTGTTGAATACTCTTTTGTTTTATTGCCGCCTGTTTCTTCTCTTTGTGTATTCTTCTTAGAAAGGCGAAATATATAATTTGCGTGACATAAGCAAACGCGTTTTGAGACTTTTCTTCATTGAAGTTGTTTATATACTGTAAACAATTTTCAATTCCATCACATATCATTTCATCTCTATACGAATAATTAATAAAATTTGGTTTAGTAGAAAGTCTAGTTGCAATCTTGTAAATACATTCTCCAATGTATTCTGATACCCTAGGTTTTTCTTCATTATTCGCAAGAGCTTCTCTACAGGCTTTATTATGCTCTATTATAGCAGCTGTAAAATCTTTATTATTTACATAATGTACTGACCCTTTCGTTTGTCTTTTTTGTCTAGTCATATATCTATTATACTACAGAACGCTGATAGGTCAAGGCCTAAAATTATTTTGCAGTTTTTTCCATTTTTCGCTTGACCAATTTGAATTCATACTGTAAAATGAATATGTAGTTCGCCAAAAGAGAGAATATATATTATATAAGAGATTAATGTATTGTCTCCTTAGGTCCTGGTAACAGTTCCTTTTCCAAAAATTCTTCTTCTTCATCATAATAATCTTCCCACATTTCCTCTTTTGTTAAACTTCCCAATCTTTCTTCAATCATTTTAGTTATTTGTCTTCGTTGCTGTTGCATATCTTCTTTTACTGATTTTATATCAATAGTATCGTTTTCTCTCATATCTAACCATGTGGTACACGCCTCGTCATAAAATTCGATAAATTGATCAGTCATACTTGTTCTTACAATAACATCACTAGTCTTAATTACCATTTTATCATCTGTAGTAAATGGGACAAAAGGACCGAGGTGAATAGTGACGCCACCCGACATGGCGGGTTTACACATTATATTCATTGGGAAATGTATTTCTAATTGATTGTCTAACTCTCTCACCATTGCAAATATTTCATGTCCATTATTTAATCTTAGATACTGATATTTAGTGTTATTTTTTGTGAATGGCATTTGCTGGTATCCTTACTGAATGTATTTCATAGTTAAAATTCTCTGTACTATAGATATTTATTCTTTCTGAAAAGTGATTAAGGGTATAATTGGTATTTTTCTTCCATGAAAGATCATCTGCTATATCATATAATGTAACACTATCCTTATCATCTGATATCCTCAATCCTCTACCTATAGACTGTAAATTACGAATTCTACTCTTACTAGGTGACGCAAATACTATATTATGTAGTCTTTTTATGTTAATTCCTGTTGAGAAAGTTCCAAATGACGCTACTATAATGGCATTATTTTCTTTCTCAACAATTTCTCTTACTTTTTCTCTATCTAATGCATCAGTTCCACCAAATACGAAAAATACTTTTCTTTTACTATTATCATTAGCTAATAAATCAGAAAATGTTTTATATAGTGGGCGGCCGTGTTTTTCAACATATTGAAATAATACTAATGAATTACCTTCTAAACCATTCACTAAATTTCTAATAAAATTGTTTCTTTTTTCATTTCTAACAATCCAATCCATTTCTTCTTGATAAGTCATTTTACTAACTAACTTTCGTTCTTCTTCACAATATGATAATACTAAAGCCTGTATATTTAAATTAGCTAATGTTCCTTCATCCATCAAGTTTTTTGATGTTGTAACAAAATAAGCGGGGCCAAACATACCTTCTAATTGAAGTTTATGTGTTTTTGTCTCTTGAAGTGTGCCTGTAGTCCCAATCTTGTATTTAACTTCTGTTAATGAATCCATTATCTTTGATAAAGATTTGGCTTGAAAAAGATGAGCTTCATCACCAATAACCATACCAAATTCATTACCAAATCCTTTAGGCATTCTCATCATTGATTGCCAAGTTGTAACTACAATCGGAGCGTCTGCACCTTTATCACCACCATATATTTTAGCTATATCACCTTTGAATCCATAATCTTGAAAATCTTTCGTCATTTGTTCTACTAATGATGTTGTTGGTACGATAACAAGGGCTTTCTTATTCTTTTTTAAAAAATTATATCTAATAAGACTGTATATCATTAAAGATTTACCCGAAGCAGTCGGAGATACTAATATACATTTTTGATTATGAGCTGCGTATGCAATGGCTTCTTTTTGATAATCTCTAAGTTCTAAAGGTATGTCTTGAACTATTTCTTGATATCTTTCTATTGTAAAGATATCTTTTTCTGGTTCATATCCTTCGATACTATATTCTCTTTCTTCACAAAATTCTTTTAGATATGTGAATAATCCTAGAGGTAATTTGTTTGTATTAAGATTGAATAATCTAATATATCCGTCCCAAAATCTTCTACGAACTGCAGGTATAAAACTTGCACCTGGAACTTTGAATTTAAAGAACTCTGAAAGTTCTTTTCTAATTGAATCTTCTGTAGAAATAAAGAGACTTACTTCGTCTGCTTTATCTACTACGAGCCTGCCATGAACTTCCGCCATTCTATAATATTCTTAATTGTTTGGTGTCTCCAAGTTATTTGAGAGACTACATCTTGTAAATAATCTACTGTGACTCTTAGATACTGTATTTTTTCATCTAAGTCTTGTATGTCTTTGTCAGCACCTTGAAATTTATCATAGTCTGACTTTAAGACTGTTAATCCGTCAAATGGATCATAATCCCATTTATGATATTCTATATCTTCTTTGGACATTTTTCCTGAATACCATAACCACTTATCTTTATTAAGTGATTTCATTTGTCTTTCGTGTCGTATTAATTCTAACTTTTTGTTAGAAAGTATTTCTGTGTATTTGGCATGAAGTTTTGGGACTTGTAGGGAAGATGCGTCTAATTCAATGTCATCAATGACTGAATCTTCTTTCCACATTTCTTGAATATTTTTTAAGTTCATACTATAATTATAACACAAAACCCTGAGGTGTCAATGTTAAGTGCTTGATTTTACTTTAAATTGGGTATATCTTAGTGTTAAATCACATACTGCGTATTCTAAACCTTGTTGGTCTGAGGCGAATTCAATAGAACCTAGACTAGTTGGAAAACAGTCTTCAAACATAAATTCTACATTAGCATTGTTAGATGATGTATTAACAATTACTGTTGCATCAGAATACATATTTTCAAAATCTGCACTACTAAACACACCATGAACATTTTCTGTTGAATCTACTAAAGTACGAAAATCATCTGTATCTCTACCTGGTCCTAAGTCCATAATCCAATTATAAATCTCTTGATAGTTTTTCATATCTTCGTCAACAACAAATTTTACATTCAATGGATCAAATTCTATTCTATCACCAGGTAAATATGAATTTATAGCTAATGTTGTAGCATGTAGAGCTTCACTAAAGTTAACACCAGGAAGTGTTACACCTGTACAAAAGTATCTTGTTTTAGGTAGTTTATTGATTTGTAGATCAAAATTGACAGGACTTAAATAGTTTAAGTTAGTCGGTTGATCTGATTGCCAGTTAGCTGTTGCCATGTTTTCTTACCACTTTAATAAAATCATTCCATCTATAGAATGTTTTTGTTATATGATCATAAAACCAACCTTTATGTTTATGATTTTTATGATCTGATTCTTTGTATTTAGGACTCATTTTGTTTTTTATGTCTCTCTTTTAACCAGTCATGATATGCTTTTACATATTCATCTCGGTCCATTCTAGTTTGAGCGGCTATAAAGTCTTTATGTTCATCACAATAATCTAACCACATTCTTGTACAAAAACTTTTAAAATCACTCATACTAGTATTTATAACAGGGAGAGTATAAACCCTCCCTGTTATTTACTTATTTCTGATTTACGAATGTATTTAACTTATTCGCTGTTTCAATAACTTCTTCTGCTGTAATTTTTATTACAGGCATTGAGATATATTGAACTTCATCACCAGACTGATCTACCGTGAAATGAAATGCATCTATTTCTCGTTGTGCATTCATTTCAAGTAAACCTTGTGCTTGACTAAGTAAATCGGCTCTGATTTCGAACCCAGATTTTGAATCTGCCATGATATCCTCCTGTGTGTATGTGTGTTGTCATGATTGACATTTATATTTATAACAT